GGCGACGGGACCGTCCCGCCGACTTATCGCGGAAACACCTTCAACGGCAACCACACTCACTACATGGTTTCTGAAAATGCCACTATTGATTCTGGCGATTTGGAAGATGCTTACGAGAATATTGCTGAGCATGGTTACACCATTGAGGCTGGTACTCAGGTTGTTTGCTTGATGAATCGTAATCAGCTTAAGGAAGTTCGCAAGTTCCGCACTGGTGTTGAAAACAATAACAGCGTTGAAGCGAATTACGATTTTATTCCTGCTCGCTCTCAGCCTGCCCAATTCCTTGATGTACCAATGGGTTTGCTTGGTTCTCTCCCGCCGGACACCTGGAATGGCCTTAGGGTTTATGGTTCTTATGCAGATATTCTGCTCATTGAGGAACCGTTTATTCCTGACGGTTATTTTTTGATGTTCGGCACCGGCGGGGCGGGGAATCTTCAGAATCTCGTTGGTCTGCGTGAGCATAAGAATCCGGTTTATCGCGGTCTGCGAATTCTTCCCGGTAACGATCAGCGATATCCGCTGATTGAGTCTTATTACACAAGGGCTTTCGGGACCGGAATTCGTCAGCGTGCCGGTGCAGTGGTTATGCAGATTGGTGACGATCCTTACACCTGTCCCACCGCTTTTAATCGCAGCAGCGGAAGTTTTATTGCTTAACGAAAGACGTTGAGAGATAGGGGATTTCAATGAGTAGGATCAAGAATTTTCTTGAATTCCTATTCGTTGGTCCCCTATTCTCAATTTTTCAACTTTTTACTACCATAAGGAGCGATATCGTGTCTGTTCAGGAAACCATTAATGAAATTGCTTCTCGACTTTCGTCCGTAAGTGCCCAGCTTTCAAAGGGTTTGGACGAGGTTCGGGGAAAGATTTCTGATCTGGAAGCGCAAGCCGCTGCCGGTGAAGTTGTTGATTTTTCTGCTGTGAATGCTGCCCTGGATGCAGTTACTAATCAGGCTCAGTCTCTGGATGATGTTGTGCCAGATGCGATTTCAGAAGAAGTTCCTTCTGATTATTCTGGTGATGAATCTGTGGAAGTTGTTTCGGAGGTTTCTGACGAAAATGTCTAGGGTCATTTATGACGATCATCCATGGACTGATGACGAAATTGCTTATCAGCTTTCGCGTGGCCGGGTGAATGAAGTCGCTAAGAATAAAAAGCGTTTTCCACCCGGCTCGAAAGTTGTTGAGGAAGAAGAAGACTCAACAGTTCTTGAGTTGAGTCAAAAAGTTTACGATTATGTAAGCTCTTGCACTGTTCAGCAATTGAAGTCTGATTTGCGTAAAGCCAAGCTTCCTACGAATGGTAACGAAACTCAACTGAGAGTTCTTCTGGCACAACACCTTCAGGAACTGGAAGATGACGAATCCGACGCTTGAGCAAATTGCTCTAGTTCAATCTCTATTGCCAACGGCAGCAGAGGAATACGGTTGGACTTTTTCTAAAATTGAAGATTACATGGTCGATTTGGAATTGAGTCCAACTGAAGCGGTTCGTTATTTTTGGCTTCAAAGAGTAAATGAGACAAGCGAATACCTAGACGTTAACGGAAAACCGTTGACGCAAATTCATTCTCAAGCAAAACAAATGCTTGATTATTGGGATAATGTTTTGAAAGTTAGCGGTCTTGATGCAAAGGGTCCAGGCACCAAGCGCCCCTTGACTTTTGGGTCGATTGAAAAAGTTAGCAGGATGAGGCGGCGCAATGACAACGCTTAGCATCAGTACCGCTAAATATTTACCTGCGCTACGAAAGGCAACTGAGCTTGCGATCAAAATTGACCCGCGAACAATTACGCTCTTACCTCATTCAAGAATTGATCGCGGCGGGGGACTTTATGATTTTGAGGCTCAAACCCCAAGGGCCGCACAGACTTTCATGGTTGAACCCGTTGGAGCTACTCTTTCTGGTATCACTTCTACTTCCGGTGGCGTTGTTAATTCGGAAGGCGCTTCTGTCCATCAGTGGTCATATTATTTAGTGGGTAAATATGATGCTGAAATGGAAATTGGAGATACTTGGCAAGAGGGTGAAACCGTTTATCGGATAGTGGCTTTGCAGCCAAAAAACGATTACGAAAAACGTGCTGTTGTAACAGCTTACGGTAAAGACCCGAATTATGGTAGCTAAAATTCAAATGTCGTGGAAAGACGACGCAAAGATCGAAAATCTCATGAAAGAGACTGATCTTAAGGTAAAGCGTTTGATTACAGGGCAATTCATGTATCATAGCGATTTAGCTACCGCTCATGCAAAGATCAATGCACCGTGGACAGATCAAACCGGAAATGCGCGTTCTGGTCTTCATTCTGGTGTGAGTATCGGTCTATCACAAGAGTTTTGGGAACTCTATTTAGCTCACAGTGTTTTTTACGGTATTTATCTTGAGACACGATGGTCTGGAAAATACGAAATCATCTCTCCCACAATCACTTTCATTGGAAAGATGATTATTAATCGTATGGCTAGTGTTTTTGAGCAAATCGGTTTAGCCGGTGAGTACTATGAGTAGAGCAGCCGTCTGGGACGTTTTAACTGATGATACCGAATTGAAAAAGCTTGGCATAACTGAAGATTCAGTGTTTCAAAACTATACCCTAGAGGAACGTCCAATTCAGTCAGGTCCATTTTTGATTTTGCGTTGGGGCGACTCTGATCGTTCACCTTTTATTGGTGTGAAATCTCCTGTGCGACTTACTATTTGGATACACTGGCCTATAGAAGAAACAAACGATTTTTCAAAGCTTGATCGTATTTTTGACCTCTGTGATGTTGCACTAGAAAAAATGAATGGTGAAATAGGGATTGACGGATATACCATTACTTGTGTAAGGTCAACTGGACGCTCAGGAGATTTGAAAGATGATGGCTTCCAGACGATTTCAAAAAATGCTAGCTATGAAGTCTTGTCTAGGAAAACGTAAGGAGAAAGCAGAAAATGCCAGTTATTGAACCAGGGTCATTTATTGACACATCTTTGGATGGTAAGGTCGAGGATACCGGAGAATTTCTTGTAGAGGCTCCGGTTGCCATGAAGACCGAAACCATCAGTCGCCCAATGAATTTGGTGCCACCTGACCCAAATGCTTCTGGGCCTTGGGTTAAGTACAACGGAATTGCAACCGTTCGTATTTTGTGCGCTTTGGATTGGCAAAATCTTAAGATTGATTCAAACATGTACTGCGAGTGGAACTATCTTAATGAAATGAAGCTTCCAAAGAGCATGTTCAATGATGAACAACTTGATTATCTTCTCAACAAGGATGGACGGTTTGAACTTGTAGAAGATGAAAAGGAAAGCGAGACAACAGAATAATGACTGTTGCACTCACTTCAATCCAACTTCGTTGCAGAAGTAAATTGCAAGGAATCATCAAGGAGTACCCTAACGGAAAAAAGCTACTTGAAGTTCGTTGCAAGGATAAGTGGTGTGCAGAACGCGGGGCGGGAGTTGTTGTCCTGCATTACTTTAACGTCGGATCAGGCGAGTTAGATCATACAAAGAAATACCGTGACCCTAAAAATGTCTCGGTTCGACCGAAAGGTTAAAGTAAAGAAATGACTGCTCTTCCTACCGCACTTCCATTTGGTATGCGGGACTGCAAGATTTATCCTTACACTGACGCGGCTGGAACTACCCTTGCGACAACGGGTTACGATCTTCCATACGCTCAGACGTTTAGTTTTGCTGACACTGAGGATTTCACCGATTTGCGCGGCGACGATGATTTGGTCGCAACGCATGGTGCTGGCGCACAAGTTAAGTGGACCCTTGAATCTGGCGGCATTTCGTTGCAAGCGTGGTCCGTTTTTACCGGCGGCGCAATCGTAGAGGCGGGAACTACGCCGAATCGCACTGTGACACTTCGTAAGTGCAGCGACGATGCTCGTCCGTATTTCCGTATTGACGGCCAGATTATGTCCGATTCCGGTGGCGACGTGACCGCTACCGTTTATCGGGCAAAGTGCAATGGCGATATCAGCGGTCAGTTTGGTGATGGAAAGTTCTTTGTTTCCAGCGCAAATGGTATTGGTCTTCCGATTCCTGAGACTAAGTACCTCTACGATATCGTGCAGCATGAAACTGCTGTTGCTCTTACCACCACTCCAACGGAAAATCCTGAGTAATATTCCGTTGTAACACAACACATTCCGAAAGAGGAAAGTAAATGTCCTATACTGATGTAACCCTTGCTGAAGGATCGCAGATGAATCCTGTTGGGACACAGGAACCTTCAGCAGGGGCGGGGATACCCACCCCAAATTCCTTGCTAGCCAAGGCTTCTGAGCAGATGCACGAATCTGCTTTGCGTGATGATGAATTCAAAGTTGCTGTGACAGAAGCTGTTACAAATATGTTTGAACTCAAATCCAATTGGAAGC